CGTACCACGTGCTGCTTTATCTCCGCTAGATCCACTTGCTAACAAAGCATTGTTTAACGCAATTGTACTATCAGCTGCCGTATCTGCATTTTTAAATACTGAATACATTTGCTGAGTTGTACTAGCCACATCTTGTAGCGTTGTAGGTAATCCATCAATTCCCTCTTTTAATTTGTTCGTGGCGCTCTCAGCTTCTTTAGTCGAAGCTCCCAAAGCGCTCAACACTTTGGGGAATTGACTAAGTTTGTCATAACGTTCAATTGCGCCGCCAACAGAGTCCCTGATTACATTCATACCTGCAGAAATTATTTTAACCGCTCCACTGGCTAAAAAGTTGCCGACAAAAGATGTCCAAATGCCTCCAAGAGAGCGGCCGCCTTTCTCTCCGGTCTTGCTGACTTGTCCGTCAAAGTCTCCAAGCTTTTTTACAGCATTGTTCATTCCGGAGGTGAAACCAGATTCATCAAGAATCATTTTTAGAATTAGATCTTCGTTGTTCAAAAAGCGCCACCCCCTTAGAACATCGTATTTTCATCAAGGTATTTCAGATCTTCAAACTCTTTCACAGCATCTCTGAACCCAATAAGCTTCATCAACTGATCTAAATCAGTGTTTTCGATCTCGTTTAATGTCCCCCCCAGTTCAAACAACTCAATCTTGATCTGCATTTCCCTAAATTGCGGTGTTTTTGCAAAGTTGGGATGCCTGAGAAGCTCTGTTACTTTTTTTTCTGCTCTGCGTAAACGACATCATGCCCACTAGTGACAGATGCTAATAACTGACCGGTGATTTTTAAGACTTCTCGTGCATCCATACCATTCATATATTCTTCACCAGTGAACTGCCCTTCGAAAATAACATCACCAATAAAGTCATAGCATTCACGCATGACAGGACGAACTTCTTCCATGTCGTTCGTTCCAGTAGCTTCTTCAAGCTTGATTTGTAATGCCATTGCGTCATCCATGACATTACCTGGTAAAAATTCTGCAGATTTAAATGAAACAGATTTGTACTTCCCTTCATCATTCTTTTTCATTAGTTGAATTGTTTTTTGAAATTTGCTTGTCATTATTCGTTTCCTCCGTCTTCTTGATTGTCTTCATTTCCATCATTTTTAGGTGTAAAAT